ATGTCTCCATTGTGTTCATAAAGTGGCTGCATCATATCTGTCATAAGACTCTTCATCACAAGGATATCATCATCGGAAAATTTCCCATTCACGCTATTGGCCTTAAGTGCAATTCCAAATATGATCTTGTAGGCGACTGATAGAATGGTAATACAGATACGAGTGTCATAAGAGCTATAATCGCCCGCGATTCCCCTACTCGTACCAAACTGCCGAACATGATTCATGAGTTTAGTCCAATCAGGACCACAAGCATCAATACCAACGGCACACTCAAACTCAATCGGGAATGTCTGCATGAAAACAACTATCGACAAAAAATATTTACGAATGAGGAAAGAGTGCGCAAAAGGTGCCCCGGCAAAGACACGCAATTTGTCCTTACCGATCTTGGTAGGTTCGTCCTTGATATTCGCGCGGAATACCATATAGGACCTCTCCTCCCTAAGCGCACAATTTTCAATCTCCCTAACAGTCTCGCGAACCTCTGGGGCCAATCTCAGAACTTCATTCTGGTGCTCTGTCGCAGGAGCAACGCTCTCAATCCACTCACCTTTAGGTTTGTTGAGCGGCCAACCAGCAGAAGTTGAGTGAACCATACGGTCCATGCCCCAAACTCCAAGGGCACCTGACAATACAGTAGTCTCGTTCAAAGGCTGGACTTTAACCAGGTCAGAAATATGAGATTCACACACCAAATCGAATTTCGACCTAAGGTCGTTCGCCGCTTCCCCAAGAAAAAGGGGGTTCAATTCATCATTGGTGTGAGTGATGTTCTCCGCATGGCGCTGCGGATGACGGTAGTGATTCATTTCCTTGGGAGGGCCGTACAGAGGTGGTTCAGCAAACAGCACATGGACCTCCTCTGAAATGAGACTGGGCACAATATTTGAGCGATAGGTGCGACGCTCGAGAGCATGGGCTCCATAATTGTCAACTCTGGCCCCATCACTAAGAAAATTCATGGGGCTCTTACGGTGATTATCTTTCAAAGGACCGTAGGTGACACCACTAGTGGTAAGGTTCAAATCACCACTCGATTGCAGACATAGTCCGACAGCAGTCTTCTCCAAGGCAACCAGTGCAGCATCAATATCAGAGCGGGTGATAACGTGGCACGCGCCATAAGCTTTTCCACTGTGTCCAGCGAAATGGATGCCCATAATGACAGGTGCCTTAGCATCAAGAACCCATGGCGCTCCACAAAGGCCATTATAACTGGGGGCGCTCAGATCACCAGATACAATGTTGTCATAGGAATTGCCTCCAACACTATAACCTGGTCTATAGTATGCGGCACCGAAATTCATGAGGCCACTCTCGCCAGTAACGCCTCTGGTCGGTATCATGCCAGTCAGCC